GGGTCATAATTAGCAACAACAGGACCTTGGGGCAAGCTTCCACCCTGTGGCGCTCTCTGCCCGTAACGTACAACTCCGATTGCCATTGTCTACCTCAATCCAAGCAACGCCTGAGCGTCAGCTGCTATTTGTCTTGCCTTGTTTGCTTCTAAATCCTGCATGCCAGTAGCTAAGTCTGATTCATAACCAGTCTTTTGTATGTCGTAACCTCTAAGCGCTCCCTGAAGGTCTTCTCGTGCATATCCAAGTTGTCGAGCACGGTTCTTGGCATAGCTAGAAAGTGCTTCGTTGTAGATACCAGAGCGCATGCCCTTGCCTTGGAGGCCACGACGAGCATACGAAGATGTTAGCTTTGGCACCTCGCCAAGACCACCAGTTGGGGTACGGCTAAAGGCTGCCTCTTCAAGGCTCAAGATTGGGCGTTGACCACGGGTTTCTGCCAGATAACGCTGGTAGGCATTGAGGGCAGACTGTTGCGCAAAGTTGCCAAGCAGGTTCCGCCGTTGCTGTTCAAAAAGGGAAGGGTCGTATGCCATTGTTAAAGTCCTTATTATAAAGGTTAAATCATTACCTTGTGGTCATTTAAGTGGCTCAGGTAGGAGCACTTGTCCTTATTCCTTGTCCACGTGGTTGAAATCGTATACCTTGTCTTGTTTTTAATCTGTGTTACCCCATGCAGGTGGTCCTCGTCTGAGGAATGGGCATAAACCATGCCAGCCCTAGGCTTGACCATTTTGTCGTAGTACGGGTAAAACGGCTCCCCGCCTTCGTAGTCGCTATTGAGGAACACAACACAGCCAGAGACCCTGTCTAGGCCATCAACATCGTCCTTGTGGGTCATTTGCCAGCTTCCCGGAGGCCAGCGAACTATGCCTATCTGGTCTGGCCAAGCCTCGACACCAAACGAACTTTCTATAAAACTGCGAATTCGCTTTACGATGTCCACGCACAATGGGTAAGTGTCTTCTGTTGCCCATGGTCTAGCAGGAAGCATGGTCAAGAACGGAATATTCCGGCCTTTCCAGAATGGCAGTGTGTCTTCTAGCCATTCATCGGTCGATTCAGCAAGCCAAATCAAATACTCGCATTCATCCTTGGAAAGCAAGTTTTCTTTTTGGTAACTACTGAATGGGCCAACTTCAGCCTTAAACCCATAAGGGAATGCTGCTGGGTCTATCTCTGCAATCTTGCGTGGAATGTTTGTTTCAATGTCAACAAACTTCACAAACGACTGATACTCAGGCGTGGTCACATCAGCAAAGTCAAACATTACCACTTACCCAAAGGACATGTCGCATGAAGCAATTTGACCTTGGCTTTCATGACGCATCCGCATTGCTTGCATTGAGTGGTCATTCTGATGAATTCCGGGCAGTCGTTGCACAGTGAATAACGGGTGCTTTCTAGTTCGTCGCTAGCAAACTCCGTATGTGGGTTCAGAAGGTCCCATGGGCGTGTCGTGCCCAGCTTTTCTTTGTAATTCTTCCAAGCAGACATGCTTACAGCTGTTCTTTGAATTCGTTGCCGTCAAAGTACCATCCGCCTTTAACCTTCAGGGCATCTTCCTTAGAAAGACGGACAACGGTTGGGTTAGATGACATTGATGCGATAACAAGTTCCATCAAAAAATCTACTGTATGTAAATGGGTTACTTCACCATCAACAACATAAGCAAAATATGCGTGCTTATCAACAAACTCTTCCGGGTTATTAATTGGGTCTTTCATTTTTCTCCTTCGTTAATTTATTGGATACAATTAAAGTTCGATAGTGTGCACGGTCCTGTGCTTGATTGTGGGCAAACGCATGGTGAACATGGGTCTGGCGTACAAGTTGTTGAATAAGAAGTTACCACATAATATTTTTGTTTTTGAAAACCACGGATTTCTTCACAGCCACAGACAAATTGTGATTGACCAGTAACTGTGTAAACACATGCTGAGCATCCAGGAATAGGAGCAGGGGCAACATATCCGCAAGAACCAGAAATTTGTTGTGGGTTGTATCCACCAGTTCCTGGGCATGTCTGACTACAACCACAGTCGTAGTATTCAAATGTGTATGTACCGTCACACGTATTTGGGAAAACACGAGTGCAATTACCAGGCCATGGCTGAGGCGCGCAAGAACATGGTGGAGGAGGCGGAGGACCAGGAGGCGGTGGCGGAGGAGGCGGAGGAGCGGGAGGAGCAGCCGGAGTCACAGAATTAGATGCAGCGCTTGCATTAGAAACAACACCGTAGTCAGTTGTTCCTCTTACGGTAAATGTATAAGCAGTTCCGTTGGTTAGTCCGGTAACTGTTATTGGTGAGATGCCACTTGCAGTAATGTTTCCAGGATTTGATGTAACCGTGTATACAACTGTTCCAGTTTTGCCAAGGTAACTAGGAGCTGCAAATGCAACTGTTGCAATAGCGTTACCACCTGTAGCCGTGGGCGTACCAGGTGCTGTTGGCTGGTCACCGCCAGCATCAATGGCTCCAACAAATAATGGCATTAGGAGGTCAAGTCTCCCATGAGAACCCAAGTGTCAGTCGCTCGTTTGAGCAGTGTTGCAGCAGCCCATTGAGTACGAATCTTTAGTCCTGGAGTTGAGTTAACTATTACTCCAGAAACTGGCAGAACTGTGATTTGACCAGCACCAGTTTGAAGAATAGTTATTGAAGTGCCAACAGGGAATGCAACAGAAGAGTTCAAAGGAACTGTCAAGTTAACTGCAGTTGCACTATTGATTTCAATAATCTTTGAGTCGTCGGTAAGTGCCAATGTGTACGATGTTGTAGCACCAGTTGTTCCAGTATGAAAAACAATGTTTCCACTGATTGCCAAAGATGTTGCCGTTGCCACTCCAATGTTTGGTGTCACCAAAGTCAGAGATGTGCCAAGCTTTGCCGATGTGATTGCCGCATCAGCAATCGTTACAGTGTCCAGCGCACCTGTGTCAAAGTTGTTACCAGCAGACAAGGCATTAACAAATGTCTCGATTGACTGCCAGTTGGCGTTGTGTTCAGCAGCAATAATCGGGTCACCGTTGCTGAATGTATACGGAATGGTTACTGTTGCCATGATTAGGTTCCTCTGATTTTTCTTCTTTTGAATTTATAACCGATGCTGTTTAATCCCCATTTTCTACCTGGTGCGACATTTGAGTCCGTTGAGTCATCTGGTCCATTGAACTCCAATTGAACTGCATATCCTCTACCCAACGGGGCAATGCCTTTTCTTTTAATCGCCGCTCCCACAGTGCTAATTCCATAAACAGCTGTTCCATAGAGACCACCAGCACCACTTGTTGAATAAGTTCCACCACTTGAGATTGGTGTTAGTGAGATTGTTTTTGTACCGCCAGATTGATTGGTCTCATCATAGTTCTTATAAATACCCAAACGAATCTGAGTAGGAGAAGAAACTTCTTTAAGCACAAAATAAGGGCGAATAAATGACTTTAATTGTACATAACGATTATCGTCAAACCAGGCTGTTCTATACGCAGTTCCAAATTTGCCAGTAAATGTTGCCGGGGCATCGTCTACTGTGTTTGCATAGTCGTCAACATACATGACATATGCATAATCTTCGTATGGTGAAACCATCAGGTAATAAGGCTGGTCATTTGAATCGCGCCAATCCATGCCACATACAAGACCAAATCCACCAATAAGGTCGTCGTCTGGCGAAGCTGTCTGCGGGTCAAACCATTCAGCTGTTTGAAACATGGTGTATGAACCACGTTGACCAATCGTTGGGTCAAAAATAAAGTTAACGCTTGGATAATCTGGCGGAGATGAAACAGCTGCTGGAGCATACGGCATTGATACCCAAAGTCTGTCTCTGACATAGGACAGCGTTATATCAAAGGTATATTCAGAGTTAACTTCTTTGTTAATGATTATCGGTTTGATTCGCTCAAATATGTCTTGGATTCCATTGCGGTCATAGAAGAATAATCCGCCTGGGTAGTCAAAGAAGTAAACGCCACCAGAACCAGCTACTGCTTGCTGTGGGTAATCAATACCAAGAACCGTGGTCAATTCAACCAACTGGAATGAGTCGGCGTCGTAGCCCATAAGCAAGTAAATGGCTTTTGGCTTAAAGATAAGCAACTGTCCATCAACTATTTGAATGCCACGAATGCCTTCACCGCCAGCGATGATGTCAATGTAGTCCTGCTGATACCAAGAGCCAGGGAGGTTTTCGTGTGACCAACGCAAACGGTTTGGATATGCAGTTCCATCTTCGTAGGTGTTAGCAACAAACAGTTTATTAGCATGAGCTAATACGTGTTCTGCTCGTGGCATGTATGGAGTTAGTGCAGGAATCTCGTATGGCTGCCAAGTCGGGCCTGAAGCAGTCAACTGTGTTGCGTATGTGTTTCCAGAAACCCAACTGTACATATAGGGAGCAGTAACGCCAATAGCAAAGTACATGGTGTCTTCCCATTGGGTCATGGAAGCGCCGTTTGATGATTTAACATTTACATCGTTAAACGCATCTGCTGCAAGTTTTGTAAAGTTTCCACCGCTTGAATGGTAAATCTTGCCGTCAGTTGGTCCTGCACCACCACGTCCAGTGGTCAACATGATTAACGGAGCATTAGAATACTTGTAGTCGTACAAACCTTTCGGTCTCCATACGGCACCAGAAGCCACAACAGCTGTTGAATGTTTTGTTTGATAACCAGCGCGACTGAACA